CTAATTACCACTGAAGGAATTTTCGATGCCAAAGGAAAAGCGGTCATTGACAAAAAAACCAAAGAAGCAAAAACTGTCCCAGACCCGCAATGGTTACTTTTCGAAAAGTGCATGCGAGGCGATGCAAGCGATAATGTGTTCTCGGCTTTTCCAGGCGTGCGTACTAAGGGAACTAAGAACAAAGTTGGCCTCCAAGAAGCCTACGAAGACAAGTCCAAAAAAGGCTATGCCTGGAACAACCTGATGTTGCAACGCTGGATGGACCCGGATGGTGTGGAACACAGAGTGTTAGACGATTATGAAAGAAATCGTACTCTCATTGATTTGACTGCACAACCTGCAGAAGTAAAGGCCGCGGTAGATACGGCCATACGTGAACAGATTTCGCACAAGGATGTGGGCCAGGTGGGAGTAAGATTTATGCAGTTCTGTGGCAAATATGAACTTAACAAATGCTCGGAGTCTGCCGAGAGCTTTGGTCATTGGATGAACCAAACATACAAAGGAGTGTTGAATGCTGATAGCTAAACCCGTTATAGACAAACAATTTTGGATCTTGCAAGAAAACAATCGCAAGGTAGGTAATATCGAAGCCTGTGCCGGAGGCTATCAGGTCAAGATTAACAATCAAGTGGCGCAGTTCAAGACCATTAGGATGGCAGCTCAACGTGCCAACATAGAATTTGAGCCTGCTGTGAAAACTGTCAAGCCCAAGTCCACTGTAGATCAGGTACATGGATATCCTGTCAGTGGTCGAGTGTATAATCCCATGTGGGACGTGACACAACAGTTACCGGTATATACCAAGACTGCCAAAAGCAAGTCATGGTTTGCTGCGGGATGGTACCGTGTGCGCAAAGGGCGTAACTGGAGCACCATACTGGCACCCAAATTGATCATGCTACAGCGATATAAACATGCTGGACCATTCTATTCTGAGACTCAGGCCAATGACCATACACTTACAGAAGTTTGTTGATCGAGTGCGAGGTCATGAGTCTCGTGGAGCTCGAGACTTTGTTATGACCATGGCCGACGCCAAGGATCTGCATGCCGATATCACACGTTTATTGCTCCAACTCCAAAATCTGCAAGAACAAACTACAAAAACCAACAACAACGAAGTTATACAGGTGGAAATCGGCGGCGGCAAGTTCTAAAATATACCTATATTTTTCCATAAATAAATGTAGGAGTTTAATGATGAGCCGACCCAAACCAACTGTACTGATCGAAATTACAAACAAGAGTACCTACAAGACCGAGCAGGTGTTGGCCAGCGAAGGTGTGTGGGCGGTATTCTACGATTCCAAGCCAATCAATCTCAAAACTTCTAATCTCTTGGTACAATACCCGGGACCCAAATACAAAAAGGTTTCATTCTCTAATCCCGGTCATGCCAGAAACTTGGCCAAAAAACTCAACACACAATTCAAGACCGACAAATTCACAGTGGTCTTGCTTCGTGCTGGTGACCAGGTATATCCGTGAAGTGCGAGACAAAAAGAAACTCACAGAAGAATTAGTCAAACAACTGGATCCCGACTTGGGGATCACAGTCAAGCGAGCCTTGCACACCTGGTGGTTCAACATAAGAAAAAACGGCGGCATGAGATTGACCGGTCCAGGATACACGGTGTTTACAGAACAACTAGATTTGGCCCGCTATGAGTGGCCAATATCAGATCCACATCAGTTCAATCAACACGTGATATTGGCCTTGGATAGAAAAATCCAGATGCCGTACTATATTGCAGCCACCAAGGGCATACCAAAAAAAATCGTATTTTTTGGCAGCAAAGAAGCTGTCATGGTCAACTTGTATGGCGATCTACAAACATTCCTTGACAACTACAATCCATGATTTTGATCTACAGCGACAGTGAAGTAATTGACCGTGAATGGATTCCATATCTAGCCTTGGATGATATAAGCATCACACACAGCCTACTGGAATATTTTTCCGGTATAGCCACACACAAATTGGCATTCACGGCTCATAGGATGCACCTCAGCTATGATCCAGATCCCAGCGCCTATGTTAATTTTGAACACAAGGTACAACTACTAAGCCAACACAGTGACCTGGTATTTTGCATAGAAAGTGAGTTACACAACTACCATTGGGATATGTATGATCAATGCCATTCTGAAAATGTTTACTGGTGCCAGCCAGGACTTGTCAATGACAGACCAGACATAGCACAGCATCTCATATTTTGGGGTGATTGGTTCAAGACAACCGCCATGGTTTACAAGACCTTGCCCGATCAGCTAATGGCTTTAAGGCCGTTTGATACCAAGACTCAGAGTTTTGACGCCTTGCTGGGAAGTCCCAAACCACACAGAGATTTTGTGGCCAGAGCTATCGAACAAAACAATCTTGAAAAACAAATTATAATGACCTATGGTGGCGCTTGGCAACACACAGAATTTTATGCTCGAGATTATTTTATATGGGAGCCCAACTGTGAACCATTACAAAACATCATAGGCACAGCTGACTGGGTCAGCTATCACGGACATCAATGTCATCTCAGCCAGGTCATGCCTCTTCAGGTGTATAACAACACTGCCTACACCATCATAGCTGAGACCGATTGCGACAATACCCTGAGTTTTTACAGTGAAAAAACTGCCAAAGCATTTATAGCTCGTAGACTGTTTGTGGCATTTTCGGGCTACAAGTTCTTAGCAAACTTACATCAACTGGGATTTGAAACGTTTCACACTGTTATTGACGAAAGCTATGACCTAGAACCTGATTTTGACACTCGTATGGCCATGGCATTCCAACAGGTTAAACAGTTGTGTGAATTACCACAACAGGAAATTTTTGAAAAGATACAAGCCATAGTTGATCACAACCATACCCGGATTATGAAAACGGATTGGACCCGACAGTCTGCGGACCAAGTGCGTGCTAAGATACAGGCAAGGCTTGGCTAACTATCTGGGCCCAGGCTCGGTTGGTTTCGGCGCCAGGATGAAATCGATCACCATTGTAATCCTCAGCGGCGAGCGCCATTTCATAGATGCCATTGCGTTGCTCATCGGTAAAAATCCATCTCGACCAGTCTATGTCACTTATTAAGGGCTTGAGCTCGGGATACTTTAACACGCCAAAATCACCATTGGGACTACAATGCTCTTGGTCATGCCAATAGTTTACGTAGCTCATAAAATGATAGGGTATGCCTTTGGCTCTAAGGAAATTTTGGGTCTTGACAATTTCTATTAGATTGTTATGAGCCAGACTGAGATTAGAGCTGATTCGGTACATGGGCTTGAACAGATCTGTGACATCTGAATTCAGCGTCCACGGCCCTAGAAAACCACCACTGAACACATACCCTAAAGTGTTGGGACACGACTCAACGCGGCGATAAAAACCATATCTATCGAATAGAGCATGCCAGCTGGGCTCACTGATGTCGGTCAAAAAGTCCAACCTGCTGACTCCAGACCACATGATCAACACATGATCTGTGTTGCCAGGATTTTGTAGTACATGTCTGATCACACTGTTGGCTATATAAAGATTGCCTGCGCCAGGTTCGGCTAGATTGGTTATGGCAAGATCTGGTCGTAGTTGTTGTAGTGGTGCAGGCCAGCACACATTTTTCGGACTGCCTGGGTGTTCGGGCCAGTGTGTGAAACTGCAACCGGATATGAGCACTCGCATGGTGAATATTTATTGACAAATCATTTACAGTGTTATATAATACAACAAGGGCCTTTAGCTCAGTTGGTCAGAGCAAGCGACTCATAATCGCTGGGTCGTTGGTTCAAGTCCAACAAGGCCCACCAAAAAATTATCATGATAAACTTACAATCCATCGAAAAAAATGACAAACTAGGATTTTATCAACTGGGTGAAGACAAATACCATAACAAGGTCTTGGCGTTGATACAGGGTACCCAGCGTAATCAGTTTCCTGAATGGAATTTTAACAAAACAATATTTGACAGTTTTGACTGGTTGGAAGAACCCCCTACTACTTTGCTGGAACTGTATCGCATAAGAGCTCAACAAATACGCGATCAATATGATTACATAAGACTTGAATTCAGTGGTGGCAGCGACAGTGCCACAGTGGCCTATGCCTTTGTCAACAACAGCATACATCTAAACGAAGTTGTATTCCGTTATCCCAAAACCGGCGAAAAAAATGTGTCAGACGATCCGTTTAATACCAAGCCAGAAAATACCTTGAGCGAATATCGCTACGCGGCTCGTCCCTTGTTGGATTGGATATCGGCGCACTCGCCACGCACAAAAATAACCATACACGACTATAGCGAAGACATGTTGCGCAGCCGGCATGACGAGTCCTGGGTATATCGTACCCGAGATTATTTCCAACCTGGCCATCCATTCAAACACACTGTGGATGCCGTGGATGATCACAAGCGTGAGCTGGATCACGGACGCAGGGTTTGTGTGCTGTGGGGAGTAGACAAGCCCAAGGTCTGCATACGAGATAAAAAATGGTACCTGTATTTCATGGACATACAGGCCAATGCAGCCAACCCTGACACCGCAGGATATACCAATGTGACCAATGAATATTTTTTCTGGAGTCCAGACCTGCCAGAGCTATTGTGCAAACAGGCCCATACTATCAAAAACTGGTTTAACCTGGAATCAAACAAATATCTACAGCATCTGGTGCGCTGGCCCAACTACAGTTTTACCCACCGCACCACGTTCGAGCACATAGTCAAGCCTTTGATCTATCCTGAATATGATCCCACTACATTCCAGACTAGCAAACCCACCAACAGTTTTTACAACGAAATGGATCACTGGTTCTATACCAACTTCCAGGACACACATGCCTATCGTGCCTGGCAGAGTGGCCTGAAATATCTGGTGGACACCATTGACGCCAAGTATTTCAACTACGAAATGGGACGTCCAGTGGGACTCATAGGATTCATTAGCCCCTTCTATTATCTGGGTGAAGCTACCTTTGAAGATCCTGGCACCAATCTGCATTTTAAATACAAGTGAGTTTGCTAACTAAATAATGTCAGCAACGCCAATGTTTATTGACGTCGGATTTCTAAGTGACGCCAGGAGAATTAACTCCTTTACTGATGTGTTTCATTACAACGCCGCACCGTATGTAGATTCTCTACGAGCTTTTCAAAACTAAACTTAAAGGAAATTACAATGAAAAAACTCATGGCCATTATCATGGCAACAGTTTGTTTGGGTGCCCAGGCACAATCCAAAGAAACAATAACCTTGGCCTATTCGTGGACAGCCAGTGATAACGCTGCCAATT